GAACAAGAATGTGAAGGCGGTGAAGTCATCGCCCTGCGACAGGTCGACGCCGATGGAACAAGGCATACCCCAGAAGTCCTGACGGTTGTGCCGCAGGGTCTCCTCGTAGGTGAAGAAGTACGTGTACCCCTCCATGGGAATGCCGAACCTCTTGGCCAGGATGTCGTTCCTAGCCGCAGGCACATGCTCCGCCCGTTCGACGTCACGCTGATATGTCTCGTAGGAGACGGTGGCCCCGAGGTTAGGCTGGGCCTTCAGCCAGGTCGACGGATCCCCGACCTCCTTGAGGTCGTCGAGCCTGTAGTAGAAGATGGACGTGTGGGGATCCGAGTACTCCCCCCGAAGAATGTTGAGGAGCTCCATCTTCATGTTGTCGCCGGCCGAGTTCCTGACGGTACCTTCTGAGGACACTGCCAGAATAAGCCAGTCGTCGACCTTGGACGCCCCCTGCTCGATGGCGCCGACCACGTCTTCACGAATATCGCCCGAGAGCCACTCGTCCACCGTGTTCATCTTGGTGCGGAGGCCCTGGAGTTTATCGATTGACATAGGTCGAACCTCGAGCAGGCTGTTGGTCATGAAGTTCTCGATCCCCTTCTTGGTGGGGACGAGTTTCTGCCTGAGAGCGCGGCTACCGGTCGTGTTCTGCAAAGACCCCTGAGTCATGAAATCAAACAGGGGGCCCTTGGCCCTTGTGATGGCGGTGCGGAAGGGCTGCATGACCTCCTCGGCCTGCTTCATCGTCGGCGCGGTCGTCACCTGGTGGGTAGTCGACGTGTCGATCGTGAGGAAGTAGGCTTGGAGGAGAGTTTCGTAAAGAGACTTCGCCCCGCCTCGAGCGACGATGATGTACTGCTTGTTGATGAGGCGTTGCTTCACCCGGCGCTTCTCGAAGTGGCCGCCAGCCGTCGTCTTGTTAGGGACGTAGACCGATCGCTCGGTGAAGATCCACCATCCGAAGATCTGTTCGGCCCAGAGTTTGAAGCTCGGTAGTAGTCGAAGATCGGATCCGTCAGTAAGAGTCATCTCCGCTTCCGCGAAGCGGATGAACCCCTCCACAGCGTCGCTATCGTAATAAAAACCGGGATTGCGAATCCGATCATCGATCCTATTCATCTCCATCTCGATCTCCTTGCAAATCGGAATCCGACCTGCGAGGACATCGTCTCTGAACTCGGCGTAATATCGCGGGGTAGCGGTATTGGAGAGCATGGTCAGCGGCGGCGCTTCCTAGAGCGTCCACCCTTCTTGCCTCCGCCATTGGCCTTTCGGTTGATGGCCGCTCCCGCTGCCGCTGCGGCCGCATTAGCGCCTATTCCGACGCCTAGTCCGAGAGCGGCGGCCCCCTTGGGTCGCACGACCCTGGTTCCGGTGGTAGCGAGCTTCCTGTAACCAACGCCCTTACCTGGCTGGACAACGTGAGTCGAAAGTGCCTTACCAGGAGCCTTAGCGGCCTGTTTGCCGAACTTAGACTTACCAGCCGCGGCCTTGGCCGAACGGGCTGCCATGCCGGCCGAAGACTTCACACCGCCGACGCCGCCCTCAGCCGCCCTGCGTGCCTTATTACCAACCTTCCAGGCCTGGTTCTTGGCCTTGTAGCCGGCCCCTTTGACCGCGTTACCGGTCTTGAACGCGGCTGCGTTTGCGGCGAGACGAGTGGCCTCAGTGTACTTGCCGGCTTTGGTGGTCTTCAGCTTCTCAGCTGCGCCCTTAGCGTTGGCAGACTGAGCCTTAGCGAACCGCTTGGCCTGTGCCTTCTTGACTCGAGCCTGGGCTCCGAGATTGCGACCCTTGCCCTTGGCAAAGTCCTTAGCGGATGCTCCGTGCTTCTTAGCTAGAGCCGCGATCTTCTTACCCTTGCCGGACTTGTGCAGGTAGTACCCAGCGCCAGCGGCTGCTGCCGTTCCGAGAATGCCGGCGATGGCCGCCTTCTGCTTGCGGGAGAGTCCCTTGCGCTTCTTGGTTGATCCGGCGCCTCCGGAAGAGGCTCGTTGCTTGCGAACGCCCCACTTCATGCCTTTGACGCCGTGGTGAGCGAGGACCTCGTCCTCATCGATGAAGAACAGGTTGTCAGTCATGTCCTAATCCTACTTCTTGAACCGTTTGGCGCCCTTGATAGCGGCGGACCCGCCGCGGACGGCAGCCTTCTTTAGCCCGTTCTGGATCGCGTTCTGCAGAGTGTTGAACGCGGCCTCCTCCGCCGCCTTCCCCGCCTTGGCTCGGTAGCGCTCCATCCGGGTCTGAGTCAGCTGACGGTATTCCTTCTCTAACCGGATGCGGTTGTTGACCCGCCTAAGCTGATCATCAGACATACCGTCTATTTTGGCCTGCTTGGCTGAAGTCCACTTCTTCGCACCCTTGATGCGGGACTTGCGGATTCCCCAGCGCATGCCCTTGATGCCGTAGTGAGCGAGAACATCGTCGTGCTGAACGACGCGCTTGATCTTCTTCGCCCCCTTGACCGCTTTGGTGAGTAGCTGCTTCTCGGTGGGGGCGATACCAGCGGCCTTAGCCCCCTGATACCCCAGGTAACCGAGAGCTAGAGCGCCTCCGGCCCGACTGAGGTTCCCCGTGGCGATGTTACCGACGCCGCGAACCGTCTTGCCAGCAGAGTTGCGGGCGTTCTTCCGACCGCGCTGCCTTCGGGCCTGAGAAGCCCGCTTGGACATGTCGGTATTAGCGACCGCCTTGTCGAATTCACTCTTGTAGAATGGATCTTTCGAGCGAGCCTTGACTGTTGCCTTGATCAACTTCCGCCGATTGCCGGCACCCTCGCCGTAGTACATCTTGGCCTGGGTGAATTCCTTGGCGTCACGACGAGCGCGGCGGCGAACGCCCCACTTCATGCCTTTGACGCCGTAATGCATCAGCTCCGAATGACTCATTCGCTTGTTATGCCCCTTCTTGTAGTACCTACGAGCGGCTTCAGCGAGAGTTGCATCGGTTGCGTAGGTCTTGCCTAGCTGGCCGGTGTCGAGTTCATTGTAATACTTCTCTCGTCGCTCGGTAGCGGTGAGCTGACGGTTGCGCTGGTTGCCGAGACGCCAGTCCCTAGCTGCCTTTGCTTGCGCCTTGCGCTTCTTGATGAAGGCCTCAATCGTAGCGATGTCGTGATCGCCATACTTAGCCTTGAGTTTGGCCTCGTACTTGGCGCGGCGCTCAGCATTCCGCTGCTCACGGCTCTTCCGAGCGCCTTTACGCATCCCCTTGACCCCGTAGTGCATGAGTTGGTCACTCATGGAGTCTCCTTCTGCAGGTTGATACGCCAGGCGTACTCCTGAAGCTGCTTCTCAATCGCCGTTACGACGAAAGAGTTCGCGGGCGGGTCGAATACGAGCCGCACTTGCAGGTACAGGTACGTCTTGACGGCCTCAACGTTCTTCGTGACACCAGTGAGGTACTGATCCCAGGTCTCTGTCTTTCCGGTGATCTTGAACGAGGGGAGACCGATCTCCTCTGCGAACATGAGCGCCGTGTTTGTGTGGAGAATAATCTCCTGATCGAAAGCCGTATAGTCCTCAGTGATGCCGAGAGCCTTCTTGATGTCATTCAATATCGAATCAGCCACGGTCACCTCCAGGGTATCGTGTCGTTCGGCGTTCTCTCGACTAGAGGCTTGGGTAACAGGCTCGCGTCGCCGAAGTGAATCGCGTTGTGTGTGTCGTGTCGCACGCAGACCAGGTATTCGGGGTCAAGGATGTCGGGATTGAACTCTCCCTCGAGGTCCTCGGGCCGAATCGGGTTCATGTGATGAACGAGGATCTTGCCGTAGATGTCGTGACCCGGGACCCCGAGGTCGCATGCGTCGTCTCTTAGGATAACCTTCTGCCTTGCTTGACGCCATTCGGTCGAGTGGTAGAAGGATTGGTTCAGATACCGTTCGAAACCGAAGGTCTGATCCCCTGGATCCTGATTGAGACGTAGGTACTCGTACCGTTCCTCGAAGGATTCGATGCGAGAGAGTTCACTGAAGGTCCGAATCCGACTCAAGGCCCACACCTCCTCCGGCGTAGGACTTGAATGCCTCGAGAACCTCCTTGTAGGCCTCCTCCCCTCGTGCTGAGGCCGCCAGAGCGTCGGCTTTGGCCTTGAGCATGTCGTTCTCGGCCTTGATTCGCTCCTGCTCCAACCGCTCACGGCTCGTGGCGAGCTTGAGGTAGTGCGTGATGATGGAAGGAGGAGCCGTGCCGTCCAGTAGCATCTCCTCGGCTCGCTGGACTGCGAGCGAAATGAGTTGATTCTCCTGCTGCTCCGGA